TCAAGAGGCTTGGAGTAAAGAATATAGCGCAGGCGTGCGTTGTCATGCTCCGGGAGGGCTGGGTTGCCCGTGACGACCTTCCCGACTACGAGGGAGCGCCGTATACGACACATCAGCGCCCGGTAATGGTCCGCAACTGGCTACCGTCCCCAGCGCAACGGCTTTACCTAGACGCGTTCGACCAGTTGCTAGAGAAACGGGACGACCGGTCCAGTAATCGGGCGGGAGGTTACCGCCATGTTTTGTATTTCGAGCGTGAGGTTCCGGCCCTCGCACGAAAGGCAAACGATTTTGACGGCATGATTGCGAAGATCGCCCCGGTGATCTGCACGCCGAAGCAACTTGAACTGTTGAGGCGTCCGCAGTCATACTCACGATGACCCGCCCGGTACTCGCGGCGCTCGCCCTACTGTGTGTGTTCGCCTTCGCGGCACCCGCGTACGGACTGCTACTCGCCAACCCGGACGGAACGCCAACCGGCTACCCGTGGCGGGAGTGGGCGGACGCTGCGCTGGTCCCACTCCCGCCCGGAACGGTGACCTTTCACGATGACTTGGACGGAGCGCCCTGCGTGGGCGTCGAGGTCGAAGGCTGCGCGTTGTGGTCGGACGACGGGACCGCGGCGGACGTGTGGGTCATCGCGGGAATGCCCGCGTTCGACTCACGCCGCGTTGAACTACACGAGCTCGGACACATCTTCGACGGGCGAGTGATGACAGGCGCGGCCCGCGCTGCGTGGAAGGCGGCGGTCATGGACCATCGCGACGGCTGGTTTCAGGACGACGATCCGGAGCCCTCCGGGGAGCGGTTCGCAGAGTCGTATTCCCTGTGTGCGATCCTGGGCGGGCACATCCGCTCGGCGGTGCGCGGCGTCTACGGGTACGTGGTCGGTCCGGTGCGTCAGCGTCGGGTCTGCCGGGTGCTCCGGTTGGCCGGCGTCGGCTATTACGGGACGCCTTGACACTCCCGCTGATCTTCGACCGACCGGAAGGCGGGCCGTCGTTCACTGAACCGTGGTTCCGCTGGTTCTTCCCACTCCTCACCCTCCCCGAAGGGCACGCCGTGCGCTGGGAGGGGCACCTACTCCTAATGACGAGGGAGTTTTTTCGTCCCCAACTGCAACACCTGCTCGTTCTAATCCCGAAAGGGAATTGGAAAACGACGTGGGAGGGCGGGCTTGGCGTTTGGCACATGCTGACCGTGCAGGCTCCCCGTGTGTATGCAGGCGCTGAGAATGCGGAGCAGGCCAAAGAGCTCTACAGCTTCGCCGCGCATTTCGTGGAGTCGGAACCCGAGATTGACCGAATCCTCAAGGTCATTCACTCGCAGAAGATTATTCGTCGCCGCGGGTCCGTCAATGACGAGTTCAAGGTCTTGGCGGGTGACGACTCGAAGCAGGGCGGGAAGAAACAGGGGAAGAACACGACGCTGGGGCTCGCGGACGAGCCGCACGCTTACGAGAACGACAACCTTTGGACGGACCTTACTTCCGGCGGCTTCAAGCGGCGGGAGGCGGCGCGCGCTGCCGGTGATCCGCTGTGGTGGACAATCGGTAAGGACTGCTCAATCTCTACGGCCGGCCACGATCCGAACGGGCCGCTAGGACTTGAGCGCGCGAAGTTCCTAGGGAACCCGCAGCGTGGTATCGCCCCGCTCGGGACCGTTGAAACGGGACTGCGAGTCCTGCCGGATGGCTCCGTCGAGAAACACCCGGACGGTCGGCTGACGATCGCACGGTCCCCTTCCGGCGGCTCCGTGATGTTGGAGTGGGCCTGCCGTCACGATCCGAAGGACCCGGAGAACTCGGACGACTTGGACGATATGGCCGTGGTCAAACTCGCGAACCCCGCGAGCACGGTCACGGAGGAGTCCCTACGGGACGCGAAGGAACGTCTTTCGCCCGCGCAGTTCAAGCGGTACCGGGCTAACGTCTGGACGATCGGGTTTGAGTCATGGCTGCCTGAAGTCGCGTGGCCGGCGCTGCTGGATGCGGCAGTCCCCCTGACGGTGCATCGCACCTGGGAAAACGCGACTTGGACGGGCGAAACCGACGACAAGGGAAACCCGATCCTGACCGCTCTCACGGACGAGTTTCGTGCGTTTATCGAGTCCCTGTATCCGGTTGGTACTCAGATCGTGGCGGCGCTGGACATGGCCCGATATCGGGACTCGGCGGCGCTCGTGACGATCGCGAGGAACGCGGCGGGTAAGAAGGTGCCGCGGGCGATTGTGTGGAACTCGGGTGGGCACGACTCCCCGATTGAATACGAGTGGCCGAAGGCTGCCGCCATTGCACTCGCGGCCACCTACAAGCTGCGGGCGTTCGGGGCTGATCCGAAGTATGCGGACCAACTCCTAACCGACTTGGAAAAGTATCACCAAGTGCCGGCGGAACCGTTCCACCAAAGCAATGAGCGAATGGGACCGGCCGACACGGAACTACGCAAGGAAATCCTCGCGGGCGAGTTCGCTCACGACGGGGACCCGGTGTTGACCGCGCACATTCAGGCGGGCCACTCGCAGGACATTGGCTCGATGTTGCTGCGAGTGGTACAGCAGGAGGTCGCGCAGCCGCCACCTATCGACGCGTGTAAGGCGTTGAGTATGGCGAACGCACTGGAAAAGATTGAACCTCCGACCCCCTGGGCGGTGATCGCTTGAAACTGCCGCTCACGCTACGCAGAAGGCCAACAGAGGCCAAGTCCATGAGCGTCATGCCGGAAGGCATGTGGGAAAGCATGGTGGCCGCGCAGGACCGCGCCGGCACGATGGGGATGGAATCCGCCGTAGGGCTCCCCGCCGTGCTCGCGGTCATCCGCCTGTTGTCGCACAGCGCGGCAATGGTGCCGTTGCAGGTGCTACGTGGGGACGATGACGCTGTTCGCGAGCGGTTGCAGGACTCGTGGCAATGGCGACGGTTGAACCGGGCTCCCGGTCCCCCGCCGGCTACCCCGTTCGCGTTCAAGGCGGACGCGGCGGCGAACTTCGCGGGGCGTGGACAGACGATTATCCGGAAGATCAAGCCCTCGGGTCAGCGCGCGTTCGCGGATTCGTCGCGGATTACTGAGTTCATGGTGTTGAACTCGGGGCTCGTGAAGGCGCGGCGGGCGGACACCGGGGCTGTGGTGTTCGATGATTCCACCGGGCCGAAGATGGTCACGCGCGGGTCCGATGAGATTATTCAAGTCCGGTCGTTCAGTTCGGCGGACGGCTTGAACGGGCTGTCCCCGATCACCGCGGCACGCATGATGATTAGTGCGGGCCTCGGCCGCAACCGGTTTGAGGAGGCGCACCTACGGAACGGTGTGCGCCCGGGCGCGGTGCTTGAGTACCCGTCGAACATCACTCCGGAGCAGGCGCGGGAGTGGATTGACTTTATCAACGCGCAACACCAGGGCGACGGTCGCGCCGGCAAGATTCTGGCGGCGGGTGGCGGTGCGAAGTTCATTCCATTGCCGGTGAGTCTCGCGGATGCTCAGTTCGCTGAACTGACGCGGATCACGATGGAGCAGGCCGCAGCGATGTGGCAAGTGCCTTTTCCGATCATGCTGCCGACGCGGACCGCGGCGACGGATGACGACTGGCGGAACTTCATTACGTTCGCGCTCGGGCCGTTCCTCACGGCGATGGCGGAAGCGTTCACCGCTGATCCTGACGTGTTCGATCCCGTTTCGGAGGCGGACCTTCAGGTGGTGCCGTACCCCGATGCGATGGTTCGCATGGACCCGTTGAAGAAAGCGCAGATTCAGCGAGAGCAGATTCAGACCGGGACGCGGCTCGTGGACGAACTGCGCGGACAGGACGGGTTGGCGGCGTTGCCGCCCGTCTCGGAGGACTGGAATCAAGCACCCGGGAAGGTGCCGCAGATCACGCCGGTTGGTGGTGCTGTGAACCCGGTTGCCGACACAAGCCCCGCGGGGCAATCGACCCCTGGGGGACAAGATGAAGCTTGAACATAAGACATTCGCGCTGAAACTCGATGCGCCACCCGACGACGAGGGGCGTTTCACCGGGTACGCCGCCGTGTTCGGGAACGTGGACCGTGGTAACGACGTGATCGAAGCGGGCGCGTTCAAGAAGTCATTGCAGGAGAACCCGGAAGTTCCCATCCTGTGGGCGCACAACACGGACGAGCCGATCGGCGTTTCAACCATGATGGTTGAGGACGGCAAGGGCTTGAAGGTGGAGGGCCAGTTGGCGATGGAGGTTCAGCGAGCGCGGGAGGTTCACGCGCTTATGTCCCTCGGCGCGATCAAGGGTCTGTCCATCGGTTACGGGACCGTCAAGCGGACGTTCAAGGGCGCTGTCCGGCACCTTCAGGAACTTCGCTTGGGCGAGTTCTCTCCCGTCGTGTTCCCCATGAACGAACTTGCGACCGTGGACGCTGTGAAGCAGTACAGCGAATGGGAAGGTGCGGACTGCGGCGTCGGGTCGCTTCTCTCCATGATCCGGTCGGGAACAGAGTTCCTGCTTGAGGAGGTCGCGGAGGGCGACACGGCTGACGCCGGCCGGATGCAAACGATCCTGGGTTCGCTCGCGAAACTGCTTGCGTCGGAGATTTCGGAGCTCGCCGCGGAGGGATCGGACGCTACCGGTTCCGACATGGCTCCAGACGTGATGTATGAGGAGATGATGCGTGCGAACGTTGAGCACGCGACCAAGAGTCTTGAGGCACTTTTGACGTTCCCTGAGCCGGCGGAAGCCACTCAGGGTGACGCGGAAGCCGCCACGTCAGACGCGGAGCCGGACGTTATGTCCACTCTGCAACGGCTACAGCAGGCCATGCGGCCCGCTGCAACCTAAAAGAGGGTCATTGACCGATGTGCTGAAGAAGGCCATTGACGACCTGGCGTCCACGTTCGAGTCGGAGCTGAAGCCCCGGATTGAGCAGATGGAGCAGGAGTCGAAGGCTGGCGGTACCGCTACGGCGGAAACGAAGCAGGCGATTGAGCGAGTGCAGGACCGACTTGACTCCATCGAGGCGATGGCGACTAAGGCGTCCCTCGCGACTGACACGAAGGCCGGCGAGCTGTCCGAGGAGCGCAAGCTTACCCTGGACTGGATTCGTCACGGCGAGAAGGCGTTCGCTGGCGTTGACGAGCAGAAGGTTCTTGCGATCCGTGACGAGACTCTTGGTGGCGTTCTCGCCCCCGCGGATTTCGTCAATGAGGTCATCCAGGGCGTCATTCAGTACAGCCCGATTCGTGACATCGTGACGGTTCGTCCGACGAGCCGCACCGCGATTATGGCTCCGAAGCGCACCGGCAACTTTGCCGCGTCGTGGACGAGTGAGACTGGGACGCGTTCAGAGACGACGGGCCGCACGTACGGGCTGGAGGAGATTCCCACGCACGAGATGTACGCGCGGGTCCTCATCTCGAACTGGGACCTTGAGGACCCGATCGTCAACCTTGAGTCGATCATCCGGGACGACATGGCGCAGCAGTTTGGCGTTACGGAGGGCGCGGCCCTCGTGTCCGGTACCGGTGTTGGTCAGCCCGAGGGTTTCTTGACGAACGCGGACGTGATTGCGTCCCCGGTTCTTCAGGGTAACGCCGCGTTCAATAACGCGGACGGGATTATCAAGCTCGCGTTTACGCCGAAGGAGCAGTATTGGGCGGACGCTCGGTTCGTCCTGAACCGCTTCTCGCTGCGGGATATTCGCCTGCTGAAGGACACGGCGGGGAATTACCTGTGGCAGCCGGCGGCGGATGGCGTCCACGGGGTGTCTACGGGCCTTCCGGCGACCCTGTACGGCTACCCGTACGTGATCGCTAAGGACATGCCGTCCGCGGCGTCTAACGCGCTTACGGTGGCGTTCGGCTCGTTCAGCAAGGCGTACTGGCTGGCTGACCGGATCCAGATTCAGTACCTCCGGGACCCGTACACGCAGGCGAACGCGGGCGCGGTTGTCGTCCACGCGCGTAAGCGTGTTGGTGGTCAGGTCGTTCTGCCTGAGGCCCTCGCGGTCCTCAAGATGGCGTAGAGGAGGACTAGCACATGGCTTCTCGTGATGTTCGCCTTGAGCTCGACCCGAAGCAGTCCGTTGCCTCGCAGTCCATTGGTGGTGCCGTCAACGGCACTGGCGTGGACCTGGCGGGCGCTGAGGCTGCCCTCATCATCCTGTCGAACGGTGCGGCGACGACGCCCGCGACCGTGAAAATTCAGGAGTCCGACGATAACTCGACGTTCACGGATGTGGCGGACACGGATCTGATCGGCACGACGGGCAACCCGTCCGGTGTCGCTCAGACCGCTTCCACGATCGTGAAGGTGTCGTATGTGGGTGCGAAGCGTTACATCCGCGTGG